GCCTTAAATGTGAGTATTTTACTCGATTATCTGCCTGCCAAACTAATGATCCTAGCTAAACTTTGATCTTCGTTATATGTAATTGGCGAGCCAATTTCTTTTAACTTACCTTCTAAGTGACCTATATCAAAATTTGTTCTTGCTTTTGGCACAGACTGTTCTTGGGCAACTCCAGCCATGCGCAACATGTGTTGCTGTTCATCACCGCTTGGATCTTTCATATCTATAAACTTAATGACCTTCATTAAATCTTCTGGACTAGATTGGCCAAACTCGCCATCTTCAAATGCTTTCTTAACTTTAATCTTAATGCGCTGACCGCCTAAAGGAAAGTTGCCTTCGTCCTTGTTATAGAATCCACTAATGAATTTTAACATTGCTGGTAAGCCTGCTTCTTGAGGTTCATCAAAGCCGATGTCTTGTGGAGTCATTCCGCATTCGTCTAAAATTTCTTGTATAGTTTTAACGCCATGGCCGAAATCTAATTGTGTTTCTAGTGTTGCGCCTGCTTTCTTAGCTTTCTTCATAGCATCGGCCATACCTTGACGTGCTAAGTGACGTGCTTGGCTATAACCTTGGCCGTGCTTACCTGGAGTAGTTGGTTTAGATTTCTTCTCGTTAGGATCGACATGCCACGGTGGATCGTTGTCATCTTTTTTATCTTCTGCTAGTGCTGGTTCTTGAGCAACTGGTTCTTCTGGAGCAGGTTCAGCTGGAAGCTCTGCCGCAGGTTCTAGAGCGGCAACTGGCTCAGCTGGTGCTTCTGGAGCGGGTTCAGTTGTAATTTGGTCACCATCAGGGAACTGTAATTCCCCCATTAACTCTTCGTGATTAGTTTCAATCCAACCTTTAATCAAATCGTTCAAGTCAGTTTCAGCAGGTGCGTTTCTTACTAAATCGATAAATTCAGGATCATCAATCAACCCTTTAATAGAATTAATACCGTTGTCTCCGTTAGGGCCAACTTGAGTGTTTAATGCTAGTAGTTCATTCAACTTGTCAACAGCAACTTTTTTTGCTTCTGGATTAGGACTAAACAGTTCATTCTTATCTTCACGAACAATGTCGTTTAAAAATGATTCGTACTGCTCTTCTGGATCAGGAACTGGATATTTGTACTTTGGATTCTTATGGCCGTCGTCGGACACTTTACGACCGCGTTGTCCTTCACCGTCATCGTAATCTGTTTTTTCATGACGAGTAACGCCGTCTTTTTTAGTTACTTTGCCACCCTTGTGTGTAGTACCAGATTCCTTGTCACCGTCAAATACTTCGTCTAACAAATCATCAACACCAATTTCTAATACTGGTAGTTCTGATTCGTCGACAAATTTATAAATGTAAGGGAATACTGCTTTTAATTCTTCGTTAAATGTACGTACAGTTAATCTGTCAATTAAATCATTTTGAATTTCTTCAGGAATCATTTGTTCTTCTTGTTCTTCAAATGATTCTACGAATGATTCGTAATATGCTGGACGTTGTAACTTGTGGATTGTTTCTTTAATCATGTCTATGCGTTCTAACACACGATCTGTTACTGAACCCATTGCTTCACTAACTTGTTCTTGACGACTAACAAAACCTTTAAACTTACGTAAACTTGCTAATTCTTCGCTTAAATTGCTAATGTGTTTACCAATGGCATCGTAAGGGGTTCCGCCATGCTTGATATGTTCTGCTAAGGCACGGGCACCGTTTAGGTGACGCGAACCATATTTAAAACGCTCGCCTTGGGCATTTTCAATATAAATGCTTTCAATGTGCATTGTACGGCCTGCGGCTAACTCTAAGTTGATAGGCTGACTGTGTTTCACAACTAGTCTTGTATTTTCGCCTAAGTCTTGATAGCTCATACGGGCATTGCCGTACATTTTGTTTTCCATTATAGCTGGCATAGCTTGTTGTTCCTTACGTTTCGCTTGAAACTCATAGTCTCGTTTATCTAGGTTACTCTTACCGATGTTCTGTACATCAAAATTTAATAATCTATCTTTGGCAAATTGTCTAAAACCACGGATAAACTTAAATGCGCCATGGCGTGTAGTATTTTCTCTGTCGTCGACTAAGTCACCACTTACTTGTAGCACTACACCATCTTGAGCATCTAACGTAATAGCAATAGTTCCCAACGGCTCTCCGTCTTCTGTATATTCAAACTCAAAGAAGCGAGCTTTAGGAATGTCTTCCTTTTTACTCAATACCTCAGCATTTTCATCACCCATTTGGATGTCAGAAAAGCGGGTTTGTATCTTGCCATATAAGTCTTTGGCGATTTTATCTAAATTTGCATTCATGTTGTATTTATCACTAATTACTTGAAATGAATATAGGTAACGGTGGTTCCCAGTCATCATTGAATCCGTCGTCATCTACACTTATTGTATCAAAAACTGCTGGATCCCACTCTGCTAGTATAACACTCATGCGTATAATAAGCAGTAAAGCTGCCACTAAGTCGTCGTGTTGTCCTTGTTTAGCTTTGAAGGTTACTCCGGCAGCAATATAAGATTTAAGTTCGCTGATAAGCGTCTTGCTGTAAATCTTCATTTTATCTTCTTCAACAAGATACTTTAAACGACTACACGCTGAAATTTTGTTAGCAAATGTAGTGTTAAATCCTTTGCGGAATTTCTTAACATGTCCTTTGCGGGCTGGCTCTGATACAAACAATCCTGGGAAAGTTTCTTCGCCTAAGTCAGCAATAACGACTAGCGCCGCTTCTCCGACTGTGTTGTTTTCCACGCTCCAGTAAATGTTATTATTGTAGTCAGGACCTACTTCGTCTTGAATATATTTTAACACATCTCTAAATATTTTAACTTGTCCCTGTACTGGTGTAAGATTATGTTGCCATTCTGCTATTTGTGTAAAGCTGGGTAATTCAAATACTTGTATGCCAGCATAATCGCCGCCTGTACCTAAACAAGGATCTAATGCTATTAAAAATAATGAACCCGGGACTGGCTTTTTAAACCATCTAACCTGACCCATTTTAAGTATTGGTTCTCGTCCTACCATTTCAGCTAATTTTAAACTGCTGACTAGTGTTTCATCAAATACTAAGAATTCGCAACCGTACTCACGACGGAAACGTTCTTCACCAATACGTCCAAGTTCAACTTCTTTCCATGCGTCATCTCTATCAGGATGTTCATGCCACTCAGCTCGGAATCCGTGGAATCCGTTACGTCCTAGTCCGTCTGTCTTTTCATTACCAAAGCTGTCAAATAAATCTTGACTTTCCTTCCAGATAGTAGCAAAGGTATCTTCGTCACTGTTAGGCGTTGAAGTTAAAATTGCCCTACCACCAGTTGCTAGTGTTGGTGATATGGAAGTCCAAAACTCTTCCGCAATGTTTGGTTGTACAAATGCAAACTCATCACAGTATAGTAGGGATATTGACATACCGCGACCAGTGTTGCCAGTAGTAGTTGCTGATACAATTCTTGAACCATTATCAAACTCCATCGAACCTTTGTTATAATTAATAACGCCCGAGCGTATAAAATCAGGACACAATTCATACCCGTATCGAATACGTTGCATAATTTCTTGTGCGCCTGTATATTTGTGCGCGGCTACTAGAATAGTTTGGTCAGGATGGAACATAGCGTACCATAACAAATATCCAGCGGCGCAGGTAGTCTTGCCACTTTGTCGTGGCATCATGTTGATGTTAAAACGATAGTCGTGATAACTATGAAGTAAACGATGCTGATACTCAAACGGTTCAAATTTTACTTTGCCGCGAACTGGATGTTGTATGTAAAAGAAATTTTCTACAAAGTACATATACCCGTCAACGGGGTCAGAACACTTTAACAAATCGTTAATTTGTTCTTCTGTAAATGATTCCTGTTTGTGCGCCTTTTTAACAAGGACGCCTTCTAAACTTTTTGCCATAACTTTATTTACATAAAAAAAGCACCCCGTAGGGTGCTTTTGAGTACTGCTGACGAAATATTAACGTAGTTTAACTTCTTGATATAAGTTAGACAAATGTGACACTAAGTTTTCCATTTGAGCATGTGGTAAGCCTGCTTGACGTGGTCTGTGATCGCCCATGTTGCCATGAATATCTGGGCCTTTCTTAAGTACAGCTGAAATTGGTTGTGTTTCCGGATCGGGTTCAGTAGTAGCAGAATCAAATCCGCCAGTGACTTGCTCTTCACCCATACCAACAACAATGTCAGCATCGTCGTGTGCGTGTTGAGTTGGCTCGTGCCCGTTGTTTTCAATATTCTTAAGTATGCCCATTAAGTCACGGATGCCGCCTGCGCCGCTACCATTCATACTTACGTTCATGGTAACATTGTCTTGTTGCTTTGGAGTCCCCATCATACCGCTAGGCATGTTAGACATACCAGGTAGGCCACATTCTTCTACATTTTGTTCGCCAAACAACGGTTGTTCAGCGTTTGTAGTAGGCATGTCGTCCTTGGAAGGTTCGATTGTTTCTTCTACTCTATTTTGAATAGCTTCTAATTTTGCTACTAAGTCTCTATATTGGTTCATTGTTTTTCTCCTACAGTTTTAGCTGTTGGTACTTTAACTGTACGACTTCCAACAGGACTCTTTGTATTGGTTTTTGTATCAGCTTTAGCTGATTTTTCGCTTGGTGATTTCTTTGCTAAGATAGCATCATTAACACCGGTGTACTGTTCGGTAGTCTTTTTATGCTTTCCTAATTCTTTTAACAAACTCATAGCGTGTTTGTCGCCAACTAAATTTTGTGCTTCAGCGCCATCTTCGTGATCTTTGTTTAGAAGAGATTCGCCTGATTTCTCATCGTTGGCATGATTAAGAGCAAACTCTGCTTCTTCTCTCATGTTACGAACTTTAACGTGAGTAACTGGCACTCCTAATGCTCCGCCTAACGCACTACGCACTTGATCTGTTGTGCTTGGATATGCTAAACATACGTCAAATACAGTAATACCAATATTACGTTCTGTCGGAAAATCCGCATAAGTTTCAGCGATTGGCATACTTTTGCCCGCCGAGCATGACTCTACTTTGTACATGGTCAAAGCTTCTTTAATTTTTTTAGCGCAGTCTTTCGGACAATCGCCAGCAATTTTAACCTTAAAATCGTAGGTTTGTTTGCTCTCTGTTAAGTACTCTTTAAATGATTTCATTGTGTAATCCCGTTAACTATATTTATTTCATATTGCGTAGTTTTTCAATTAAACTATTGCGATCTGTGATGATTACGCCCTCGCCATTCAAATTAATGCCTTTATCGTCACCAACTTGGGCATCTTGATCCATCTTTTGTTTTTTAAGTTGTAACTCAATCATTTTAAGTTTTTTGTCAACTTTAGCTGATTTAGCGTCGATCGCATTCTTAAGCATAGTACCCGCAACTTCAAAAATACGTGCTGAATAACGTGCTTCTACATTCATACCTAAGTCAATTAAATCGTCATACGCATCTGTAGCACGTTGAGCTAAAGAATCAAACTCTGCGTCTGTAGCATCGCCTAATCCCTTAACTGCCGGCAATGCCGCTGAGATTTTATCAAATTCGTCCATACTACGTAGGAACGGTTCAGGTTTAGAAATCTCAGCTTTAGCTTGTTTCTTTTCTTCCTCTTTGATAATTTTTTTACTCTCGGGAAGATTTAGGAGTTCTTCAAGTTTTTTAGTCATACTTTACTTATCATCCGCCATTATGGAATAAATCATTTTCGTTAACTACACGAAACTTGATACCTTGCTGTTTACACCATAAATTAGCACTGGCCCACTTGGCTTGATTCTTAACAAATTGTGCTTGATTATATTTGTTTTTGCCCACACGTTCTAGTATGCTTTGACTTGCTGGCTTTATTTCTATCAGTTCAACGTGCATTTTTCCTAGCTTATCAACGTATTGTATAAAGAAGTCAGGCACATAAACTGTTTGTCTACCAGTTAGTGGATCTCGGTATGGAATTTGTACGGCTTCACTTGCCCATTTTTGTACACTAATATTTGTATCGCAAAATTTCATAAAACTAAATTCCCAACTTGAGCGGTACGTTGGAACTTTTGTTCCTACATACTTTTCTGGTTGAGTCATTTGAAATTTTCCACGAGCAAATTTGCTAGCCATATATTATACTAAAATATTTCTACTTTCGTATGTATCCGTAGTTTGCGCAATGCGATAACCTAGTAAACTAGTTTTTTCTCTGTAGCTATTTAAAATCTGTGCTACCACTTGGCTTAGTTGAACTTGTGTTAACGCAGTAAGACTGTCAATTAATTCAAATACATTAACACCATCGATTCTAGCTTGGTTTAATAATACAATACCCGTGCTTCTTGCGCTTTGTTTGTCAAATCCGTGTTTCATAAAGAAACCAATAACAGCATCAATTTGATTGCTGGGGAAACTAACCTTAGTGGTATAATACTTGTCAAAGAATTCTTTAACTTCGACAGTAGAACCTACTACGTTAGATAAGGGTAAATTAGAAGACATAATGTTATCTCGCTGTGTTTGTAAATGTAACTTGTTTTGCTGTTGTTACAGTTGATATTGTTTGAGTTTCTGGGAATTGAAATCCTTGTAGACCGTTAAGCGGTGCTGGGCTTGGACTACCAGTTACTTTAGATAAAATATTTGCGCTGGTATTAACATCTTCTTTCTGACGAGTATTTAAGTATGTGTTAGTTTGTTGTACTATAGTGTTCAACGTTGATGCGTTGCCAGTTGGTGCTGGTTGTTCAGCAAATGACGGGCTAACTGGAGCAGAGTCAATACTACCAATCAACGAGCTTGGTGTTTGATCATAATGTTCTAATCCAAAGCCTTCTGGATCTCCAGGAGTTACTAAACCGCTACCATAGTTTACTGCTTCGTATTGAATAGCAATAGTGTTATCGTGGGTACCGCCTTGGCTGTAACTGACCTTGTTGTGATTCCACTGTGATATAATTGGATTAATTAAAGTATAGCTGACAAATTCGTGTCGGGCCATTTGATATATTGTGATATAATTAAAGAACGGAGTTGTACTACCATTATCTAAACCATAAGGGTTACTGATATAGTTATAGTTCTTCATTGCGGTGCGTTTGTATGCGCCTGGGTTACCGCTACTAGCTGGATCAGCATAATAGTAGCTATAATAATTCTGCCATAACTGATTAACTAGGCCCATGTTATCGTCATGGAATGTCATGTTAATTGCGTTATATTTGTGCGTTGTTTGTACGTTTTTCTTTCTATTGTACTGATTCAATGTTTCAACAGTAACAGAATAATTAGGTAAATCTGTATCTTTAACCATTACATTAATTTCGTTTCTATGACGTTGAACTAGATTAATATCTCGTAAAGCCGCGGGATTGATGTTAAATGCCACGTGGAATAGAAACTTGTGCTTGGGCGCAAGTCTAAATTGATCGTCTGTAAAAACGCGGGCCGCGTGTTGTTGGTCACGTAACGTAACATTGCTTGGGCGGTATAAAAACGAATTGGGTGTAAAGGCCATACTAATATTTATTCAATATATTAACTGCGTACTTAATGAATAGTCATAAAAAAGCCCACCTGAGTGGGCAATTTTATTAACGTGAACCTGAAGCTGTTGCCGCTGTACCTAAACGACGTTGAGTTGGAGCAGCCGCTCCGCCTGAAGTCTGAATACAGTTGTCTGGCTGGATTGTTAAGTCAATTGTTAGTACGTCTTGAGCACCATAACCTAATGCGTTATATTGTGCTTGACGAATGTAGCAACCATAACATTCCCATGTTTCAAGAACGTTAGGAGTCTGTGCTCCGTTGCCACCGTCTAACATTTCAACACGCATCAAGAACTTGTAGTCGCCGCCTGAAGCTGCACTTGCTTGTTCAAAGAAGTCGTATTGTTTTTGCATCTGTTCGCCAACTAGTTTAGATACTGAACCAGTTACGTCATCACGCAATTTAACAGTCATTTCAGCCCATGTTGGACGACCAGCGTAGTTGATAGTTGAATTGTAAACCATAATCTTTTGGTTTTCAAAGCTAACACTTGGGCGAGCCGCGTCTTGAACTTGTTTTGTTAATTCTGTTGTTGGTGTTGAAACACCGAAGTTTTCAAACATCACTCTAAAGCGATATTTTAACTTCGGCATTAACATACCTTGAGCACTAGCTGATTGATCCGATGCTAGCGGTACGGTAAATTTTGATAAACTTGCGATTGCCATGTTATATGCTCCGTTATTGTGTTAGGCCAGCAATTTCGCCAGTATTCTTCAAGCGTAATGGAATGTAAATAAACTCCACTGCTTTTACTGGTTCAATAGCAACGTCTAAATATAGTTCGTTACGATCAATACGTGCTGGTGTGTTGTTGCTTGTGTCGCAAACTACAATGTAGTCATATAGAGCACGTTGGCCTACTAATTCTAATAATAGACTTTCTGCCGCACCTTTTAGTTCGTCTCGTGTAATCTTGTCGTTTGGTTCAAACACATATGGTTTAGCCAATAGTGCGAACTGACGACGTAGATAAATTACCAAGCGAGCTACGTTAATACGATCCAAGCTACTTGCGTTTCTAGCACGAGTATACTGTCCGTAGTTAACAAGCCCTGTGCCTGTAATAAATGTTAATGGGTTGATTTTGCTATCAGCAAGTGTATCACGCTGTCCAGTGTTTAATGCCACTGACTGGAATTCACCTTCTGCTGTAACATAACCAACTGCTGTTGCGTTAGTAATACCACCACGACGTGTTCCTGCTGGAGCA